GGCCTCCGTGCGGCGGGCGATTTCGACAAGTACAAGGCGACTGACGCCTTCGCGACGACACTGACATTCATCCGAGAATCAGATTCGCGCCACTGGGAACCGGGCGCAGCTCTCCCGGATGAACGTCTCGAAGCCCTCGCGCTGGCGCATGAAAAGGGGATAACCACCTGGGCAAGCCTGGAGCCGGTGATCGACCCCAAGCAAAGCCTGGCGCTGATCGAAGCAACTCTCGAATGCGTTGATGAATATCGGATAGGGCCGCTGAATTACAATCCCATTCGCCGAGCGATAAACTGGGGCGCATTCACGCGGGAGGCCGTCGCGACCCTGGAGGCAGCCGGCAAGGCATACTATCTGAAACGCGACCTCTGTGAACTGGCGGGAGTAACATGGCATGAGCGGACAGAAAACTTTTCCAGTTTTTTTCAGGAAAGCGCTTGACTCCGCCGATACATGAGTTATATTAACATTATGCGGGGAGTACCATAAGATATAGTAGCGGACCGTAAACCCCGCATTGACAAGGACTTATGTCAGTGGAGGGGTTTTTTAATGTCTACTTTTGGCGACTGGCTTCGGGACGAAAGAAGCCGACTCGGGATTTCGCGGGAACGTCTCGCCGCCGATGCGGGAATCTCCTACCAGACGGTCCAAAACGCTGAACTGGGGAAACCCGTCCTGCCGATGACGGAGCGCGTACTGCACCAGGCGATCGTGAATCTAACCAAGAAACGCATAGCGGGATATCCGGCGGCTGCGCCCGGTTCGGCGGCTGAAAAACATGCGCTGTAGCCCCGTGACGGGGCGATCTCGAAAACCGGACTGATAGGACCTATTAGGGGGAGAACGGTGGCTGACGGTGGACAAGGCGGCGCGAGGCGCGACGACCGGATGCGGCGACAGAAGACCTGTGCGGGGTGCACGTTCGGCCAGAGGCTCAATCCGGGGAGCCGCTGGGTGTTCTGCGAGGTCCACGGCGGGTGGCGGGGGCGGCGGCAGCCTATCTGCGACTGGTGGCGAGAACATCCGCGAGCCCGGCATTCGAGCGGCCTGAAACTGTACAAGTTCATTACGCACCGCCCGACGCCGTTGGTGGAGGGAAAGTAGATGGTCCAAGGCATACTGAGACTCGAGGGGCGGGCGAAGGCGCGGGCGAACGATCCGGTGACGTCGCACATGGCGGCCGCCGAGGTCGAGACGTCCGGCGCTGCCGGATGCCAGCGCGAGCGGTGCCTGGGGCTCGTGCGCGACTACCCGGGGCGGACGGCGGCGGAGTTGGCGGACCTCGTCGCCGAAACGCTTCTGGCGCAGTGGGGGACGAACGCCACGCGCTTCCGCTACACGATGTCCCGACGGCTGCCGGAACTGTGGCAGCGGGGGCTCGTGCGGCGCGGCGAGAAACGCACGTGCGGCGTCAAGGGGCGAATGTCAATGACCTGGTATCCGGGATAACCGGAGTGCGGAGTTCGGAGTGTGGAATGCGGAATTCTCAAAAGGAGCAATCCAATGGCGAACAAAAGAGGCGTGTGTGCGGAATGCGGCAAGGAGCGTTCGTTGGCGGCTTGGGGACTGTGTTTCGCCTGCTATGGGAACAAGACGATACGCGCGAAACACGCCAAGTCACGGCGGGGCTCGGGCACAAGGAGCGCCCCAGCAACACCGGCGACGACGCCGGTCACCAAGGAGAATGTTAGTATAACCCATATGGATGTTGCGCCGGAAGATGACAAGCACGGCCTGTTGGCGTGCCTGGTGGAGTTCGCCGCGAGCCAACTGGAGGCGGCGGAGCTGCTGGGCGAGTTGAACGATGGCCTCGCCCAGCTGCGCGAGGCGAACAAGACGCTGCGCCTGGCGCTGATCAAGAGCAGGGAAGAGGTTCTGCTGGCGCGGAAAGCGCTGACGTTCCGGACCGCCGCCGGCGGCGCGGGGAAGTGATGAGTTTGTCGTGGTGATAGCGGTGATATCTGGAGGTGACAATCGAATGACGGCAGTATCAAGCGAAGCGAAGAAGGCGTACGAGGCGGCGGGCTATCCAACGGCGAAGCGCCGGGCGGATGTCGCCCGGGTATTCGATCTGGCGCACCGGGAGACCTCCCGCGCGATGTCCGCGTTGCGGCGGGGTGATTGCATCGACGCTTCCCGCTACGCCCGCCAAGCCGGGCTCATGCTCGATGCCGGCGAACGGGTGCTCCGAGGCGACCAACCGCCTGCGCCGACGGCTGCGGAGGATGGCGTTGCCACCGAGGAGGCGCGCACGAGCGCGCTCGTGGTGGGTATCTGCCTGGGCGCGGGCGGCCTGGCGGTCCTGGCGGGCGGCATCTTCGCCATCGTCCGGGGACTGCCATGAGCATCAAGTTTCGATATCGGACGACCTGGGACAAGTTGCAGGCGTGTCTGGTGTACTCGGACGTGGCGATTGAGGAGCTCCGGGAGTGGGGGCGGTCGCGGCGGTTGCCGGCGGACTGGCTACGGCAACCACGGGAAGGAATACCCCATTACCGCTTGTACGGTTCAAACAAGGCGCTCTGCGGCCCCGGGGTCTCGGGTGAGGAGTTGCAGGCTGACAAAGAAAGGTGGCGGCGGTGGCGGAACAAGGGCAAGACAGCAGCACCATCACAAGAAACGTAAAGGCGACCGAGTACGTGGCGGCAGGTCTCACCATCATGGGCCTGTTCCTGAATGCCGCCGGCTCAATCAGCGGCTTCTACGTCTGGCGCGCGGCGGATGCGCTCTGGCTCTATGTGGGGTATCGCCGCAGGATGCCGGCTCTCATGATCATGTATACGGTTCTCGCCGTGGGCGCGGCCGTCGGCATCGTGTGCTGGAGGATGCAGGGGCGATGAGGGAGTGCGGAACGTGGAACCTGGAATGCGGAATGTTAAACTCCGAACTCCGAACTCCACATTGTATGTCACCTCCCCGCGGCGCTCGGGCTCCCCGCACAGGCTGCCTTGCGACCCAACGCGCGACGCAGTCCGGCTCGAGCGCCGCTCCCCTTTCAGCCAGCACAGACACGGGAGATCTTCTGATGGCTAGGGTGCGGGGCATGTACATGACGGTTGATGTGCATAAGCGGGCGCACGGTGCGACGGCGCATATCACATTCGGCCAAACGGGGGGCAAGGAGGGGTAAATGGTCGGAAGGCCTGACCCGGCGTTGGAAGCAGCGCGGCAAGCGCATCACCAAAGGTGGACGAGCGACGATGGCATATTCGGGAATAGCTATGAACCGCCAAGCGGGACAGCCACGGGAGTCCCGACGCAGGAAGAGGTCGACCGGTTGTACGAGGACGCCAGGGGGATATCCCGGAGGGAAAGGTGACGGCAAAAGCGGCAGCACGAGACAGACGAGGCACGTGCGCCCATTGCGGTAGAAGCGGCCTGACGATCGCCGGGGAAGATCCCGAAGGATTACTGAGGAGGAGGAAGTGATGAGAATTACAGACAGAAGAACAGAGAAGGCGGTTCCCTTGGGCCATCTGGCCCCGAGTGATGTTTGTGAAGGGTTTGATAGCGGTGACCGCTACATGGTTGTGGAGCGTTCCGGCGCCGCACTGCGGTATCGGACGACGGTTCTGCGTTTATCGGAAGACCCAAAGGAACGGCTGACGGTTGAGTTGTTTAACGATACCCGTGTTCGGCTGCTCAACGCCCACCTCACAATCGAGGACTGATCACGAAACGCCGCTCTAACAAAGAAGGAGGCTACCTGATGCACACAGATGAGGAGAAGGCATGAATATCTACGTTGCGAGTTCGTGGAAGAATGAACGTCAGCCGGGCGTGGTCGACCTGTTGCGCGCGCACAGGCACGCGGTCTTCGATTTCCGCCACCCGTGCCTGGACGACGAGGGATTTCACTGGAGCGAGATTGACCCCGACTGGGAGAGCTGGACGGCCGCCGAATACCGCGCCGCGCTCGATCACCCCGTGGCGCAGGAGGGGTTTCGGCATGACTTCTGCGCAATGGAGTGGGCTGACGCATGTGTGCTTGTCCTGCCGTGCGGTCGGAGCGCGCATCTGGAAGCCGGCTGGTTGGTGGGGGCGGGGACGCCGCTGGTGATCCTGCTCGACGCGGGGGAGGTGGTTCCGGAGCTCATGTACCGGATGGCCCGCAAGATCGCGCTCGACATGAGCGAGGTCGTCGAGGAGCTCCGTTTGCTGGCGGGGTTCACCGATTCCCGTGGCGGACCGGAGGAGGGAGGAGAAGCCATGAACAAGCGCTGTAAGCGTTGAGGAATGGCGCGAATACGGCATTGATCGCAGAAAGCGCCAGCGACGGAAACACCCGTGGAGGAAATGCGAGCGGAGAAGGCATGAGCGGAGGGAGTAGGCCGAGCATGACAGCATGTAGAGACGCATTTTGCCCACGCGCTGAACGGGAAATAGCTTGTGCGCAGAAGATTATTGACAACAAGGACGCCGAAATCGCGCGGCTGACAGTAAACAACGCGACGGCGCTGGAGGCGTTGAAGGCGGCGCGGGACCACAGGCACGCCTATTCGACTCACCGGCTAATCCACGCCGCCATCAAACTCTTGGAGGGGGAGGCCGAGCATGACTGCTGAAACAGAATGGTTTAAGGCGCAAGAGAATCTGACATACGTCACAGAGATACTAGCCAAACTTGCTGCCTACAACGACAACCAACTTAAACAAGACATCCAGGTGCAGCTATACAACTGCAAACGCTGGCAGGTACTTAGCCCACTGCTTAATCTCGTGGTCCGTCGCCGGTTCAATGAACTCAGTCAAGATGTGTTAGGGTTGCTTCATGCAGAGGTCAAGCAGAACAAGGCAGCAGCCATACAGGCTGCACGAGAGTTGTTAAAGGAGGCCGCCGATGAGCAAAGACCCTGACGTGATCGAGTGCTGCGGGTGGCGTGGGTATGTCCGCGAGGATTCCTCTGGAACATTCACCTTTCTGCTGTGGGAGGATAGCCGAGAGGACCACGCAATGGTGACTTGCTCCACTGGCTGGAAATATCTCCATCATCGTTCGGCCAAGCGTGCAGGTATACGCTTCGCCAGGCGACATCCATGTGGAGGCCGCCGATGAATCCTAACGCGCCATCGCTGGCTTTGTGCTTTCCCGTAGAAGAAGCACTAGTATGTACAAGTTGCATATTAAAACTAGCGAAGCAGTCAGGCGCTCCACACTTGTTCCTAGCAATTGTTTCAAAGCCGGAGGTAGTGAACTCTCAACTGAACTGTACAAAATGCGGCCATTCGCTTGGGTGCCCCAATGCTCTGGCTGATGCAACGCAAATTGAGGAGTATCTAAAGCCATGACTGATATAGCGCCATTCGACGCGGTGTGGAAGCCGGGGATGGAGTTGCCGGACTATTGAGGAGGAGGGTTCGATGAGGATGTACAGATTCTGGATTCGCAAGACAGGGCGCAAGGCGTATCGGTGGGTGCTGATAGCGCCCAACGGCATGAGGATCGCGCAATCGTTGAACGAGTATACGCGTGCCAGCGACGCGGAGGAAGCGGTCGAGCTTCTGGCAAACTGCTTTGGGTCGAGTGTTTACCAGACCGTCATCACCAGGGCATCTGGAAAGTGGGACCACCTCATAAGGAGGACGCCATGAACAGGCACTGTAAGCGTTGCGGCAACCGGTTCAGTCCAATATCGGACAGCGATAGATTATGCGGCGACTGTGTGCGCGCATACTGTGCTTGGCGCAGAGCAGAGGAATGGCGCGAATACGGCATTGATCGCAGAAAGCGCCAGCGACGGAAACCCCCGTGGAGGAAATGCGAGCGGAGAAGGCATGAGCGGAGGACGAAGGAGGTGCCGGAATGAATCTTCGCTTTCTGTTGTCTAAGTTCTTTTCGTGCATTGGCACACAGGCGACATGGTTGTCCTGGCGCGTATTAGGAAGCCATGGCTCGCGGCCCAGCATCGTTGAGAACTGGCGGTCTCATTCCAATTCCACTATGGCTAAGTTGGAACAGATTGCGAGGTGGCCAAATTGATTGAGCAGCGGCGGCGTGGACGATGGACTGCGCGTTAAAGGCGCGAGCCGGTAAAAGGCCGGGGCCTCGCCGCTCGTAATAAAGGAGGGGAACTGACATGCCATATTGCCCGCGATGTGGGAGCGACGGTTTTTTGACCGACTTGGATTGCGGCTGCACGGTCTGCGAGGACTGCGAAACGTATCGGGAATGGGTCGAGGGCGTGTGCGCACAATGCCGGAAGAAAATCGATGAGCAAGTACGGCCCGCCGCTCGAACAAAGAAGGAGGTGCCGGAATGAGTAAGCGCAAATTGAGAAGTCGTCTTGAGCTTGTGCGCGACATCCGCACGCATTTTCGCAGCACAATGGAACAAGCAAAGCGGAAAACAGATATGTCAACCGCTGCCATCCTAGCACTTGTTGATTTTGCACATGGCGATCAGCTTGATAGGCTCGTTCAGGAATTGGAAGCACGGAAGGAGGCACCATGAACGTCAAGGAAATTATCGTCGCAGCGTTGAAGGACATGGACTGCCAGGGGCTGTGCGGCGACGAATGCGGATGTGCCTTTGCCGACGGCGTCGTGTTTATGCCGTGTTGTGAGGGGAGCCTTATCTACTGCAAGCCGGCCTACCAGTTGACTCCCGCGCAAGCGAAAGCGGCGGGCTTCGCCGAAGATGCTGACGCCGACTTCGTCATGGTCCCCACCAGTGAGTGGGAGCGGTGCTGGGAATGCGACGGGAAGGGGCTACAGAAGGTAAACGTCGCTGGCCGTATCTGCGACGACCCCTGCCTCACCTGCAACGGCGCACGCTTCGTGCGGAGGAAGAAGGAGGAGCCTGCCTGATGCACACAGAAGAACGGCATGATGGGAGGTTTTTCCGAAAGCTCTTCGAGCGTGACACAGAGGATGAACTGCGCGCGGCCCTCAAGACGGAGTATGAGCGCGCCATCGCCGACCCGCGGGTAAAGCGCATCGTCCAGGAGCGGTTGAGCCTTGACGGCCCATGCCCCTGCGGGTCGCAACACCGTTTCAGAACGTGCTGCCTGTGGCGATTGCAGCATGGGCTCGGGATGAGGGACGAGGAGGAGGACAAGGCCAAATGAACATCTACGTTGCGAGTTCGTGGAAGAATGAACGTCAAAGACATAATCGTCGCGTTCCTGAAGGGCCGGTACGACGGGTTGTGCGGCGACGAATGAGGAGGCAGAAGAAGCCATGAACCCAGACGAACGAATCACGGCGTTGCTGGACGAAAACGCAGGTCTGCGCGAACAGCTTGCGGACGCGACAACGGAAAACGCCACCTACCGTCACTTCATGTCAACCCTCGTTACGCAATTCGCCATCCAAGATCCCACGGCAACTTTTGATACCGTCTTTGGCGTGTTTGCCAAGGCTTTAGGGGGCAAACCATGAGACACATGTCCTTTAGCCTGACGACGGCGCGCCGCTGTTGGCGGGGCGAGATGATTAAGCTCACAGCGGTTGACAATCTCGGAACAGTCTGCCCGTCGCAGTGGGAGTTGGCCGATAGGGACGGCGGCAGCTACTACGTGCGCTTCCGCCACGGGTATATCAGCGTGGAGAACATGGGAACCGACGAATGCTATGGACGGCGCATCGACCACCACTACGCGGGTTACATGGGCACACCTGAAATGCTGCGGATTATCAGGCGCTGGGGTTTCGACGGCTCGGCATTTATGATGGGCGAGATCATCCCGGAGAGGCATGTGCCCTGGTTGACGCGAGTGCGCGACATGGCGTTTGCGCTGGTAGCGTTGTTGCCTCAAAGCGTTTTTCCTTGGGCGTGGGTCAAAACCTACATGCTGTTCTCCTGGCTCTACAATAAGCAGGCGGGGGGGCGATGATAGACATCCGTGTAGGCCATGTGGCGAGAGTTGCGTATGCCGACCCACCGTACATTGGTCAGGCGCATAAGCACTATGGAAGCACTGAAGTTGACCATGAACAGCTTATCAGAGAACTCACGGAATACGACGGCTGGGCGCTCTCTTGCAGCACGCCGAGTTTGCGGCAGATCTTAACTTACTGTCCTGAGGCAGTCCGGGTAGGTGCTTGGTTCAAACCATTCTGTTCATTCAAAAAAAACGTCAATCCCGCCTACGCATGGGAGCCTGTCATCTTCGTCCCGTGTCGCAAGCCTCAAGCGATGCAGACAACGCGCGACTGGATATCTGCAAACATCACGTTGAAGCGTGGATGTGTCGGCGCAAAGCCGGATGCGTTTTGTTACTGGCTTTTTCAAATACTTGGGCTAAGGCGGGGTGACACGTTTTCCGACTTGTTTCCAGGAAGTGGTGCAGTGTCAAGATGTTGGCAAAAGTGGTCCGATGACGCGCCGCTGTTGACGGGGGTGAGATGATGTGGCCTAAAAAACCCACCTGGTGGACTGAGGAAGGGACGGTATATGTGTCGGTCCCCTTCACCTGGAACCTTCCGAGCGTGGCAGCGCAACTCCGGCAACGGTCATTCCTCTACGACCGGGCGGTGGTCGGTGGTCCGGCGGTCGAGTTGATGCCGGAATACCTCGCAGATATCCCGAACGTCGAAATCGGCCATGATTCCCCGGGCGTGCTCCAGCGCGTCAATCCTCGCGCCACGCGCACAACGCTTGGATGCCCGAACCATTGCGCTTTCTGCGGCATAGGGCAAGGGCTTATCGAGCCGGGTGGGTTCCGTGAGCTTGACGATTGGCCCGACCTGCCGGTGGTCTGCGACAACAACCTTCTGGCGGCATCGGACGCACATTTTGACCGGGTACTCGACCGGCTGCTCAAGCATGAGAATGTCGATTTCAACCAAGGGCTCGACTCCCGACTGCTGACACGGTATCACGCCGCTAGGCTTGGCGAATTGGATCACCCCACAATTCGCTTAGCACTGGATCATTGGAAGCCGTACGCTCGCGAGGTGTGGGATTGCGTCTTCGCTCGTTTGCGTGGCGCCCTCATACCGAAGCGCAGGATCGCGGTCTACTGCCTTATTGGTTGGCGCGACACCCCACAGGAGGCGTGGACGCGGTGTCAATATGTTGAGACACGCGGCGTCCTGGTCTGCCCGTTGTGGTTTCATCCGCTGGACGCGCTCGAATGGAATGGACTGAGCACAGAGCAAGTCGCGCTTGGTTGGACGCATGAACACTGCAAGCACATTATGAGCTATTACTATCAGCATCGAGGAGTGCCGCTGCTGGCGGGGATGTAGGATTAAGGACAGGAGGACGAAATGACAAAGCACATAGTCGAGTTGGGCGACCACGTTCGGGATACCGTGTCGGGTTTCGAGGGGGTTGCGGTTGCGCGCACCGAGTACCTCAACGGTTGCGCGCGAGTCGGCGTTCAACCGCCGGTCGATAAAGACGGGAAGCTGCCGGAAGCTCACCATTTCGATGAGCCGCAGTTGGAGGTCGTGCTCGACCAGGAGGCGGTGTCGGCGCATGATGCTGATGACCGAACGGGTGGACCGACACGCTACCCAGACCAGGGGCGAGATATTGTCGACCCCGGACGGTGACCAACGACCAGCAGGAAATCTCGGCCAACTTTTACCCTTGTCCGCGCGCGCGAGGCGCCCCTGAAGAAAAATCTCTCTATAAGGGGGACGATGAATAATCAGCCTGTGGTCGGTAAAAAAAGCTTGACAAGCTATAAGGGGCGTAGAATGGGGAAGTGTGTATGATGGGCTGTCGCGACACTTCTGGGGTGCCGGGTCGTGAATGTACAGACTCTTCCACTCGACCAGCTGAAACCCGACACGCGGAATCCTCGTCAGATTACAGACGGGATGATGGGCAAGCTGGCTATCGTGCTCACGCGCTTCGGTGTGGTAGAACCCCTCGTCATCAATAAGAACATGACGATTATCGGTGGCCATCAGCGCTACGATGCGCTGAAAAAGCTGGGGGCAACAGAAGCCCCGTGTGTGGTTCTGGATGTTTCGGCAGGCGATGCACAAGCACTTAACCTCGCGCTGAATCAGATACACGGGGAGTGGGATGAGGACAAGCTCGGTGAACTGCTCTCGGAAATGGCACCTGACTTGGTAGAACTTGCGGGGTTCACCGGCGATGATATTGCTGCGCTGGTGGGTGAGCCGGGTGGAGTGGTGGAAGACGAAGTGCCGGAGCCGCCGGCTGAACCGATAACCCAGCTAGGGGATTTATGGTTGCTGGGGCAGCACCGGCTTCTGTGTGGAGACAGCACGAGTGCGGAGCAAGTTCGTCTTGTGATGAACGGCCAGCGCGCCGTATTGTTCGCCACCGACCCCCCATATCTGGTGGGGTACGATGGCACAAACCATCCACACAAATGGAACAAGCCCGACGCGAACAAGGATTGGTCGGCGACCTATGGTGTTCACTGGGATGAGGCCAACCGGAATCCCGATCTGTTCGATCAGTTCATTGCTGTGGCCATCGCAGAAGCCATCTGCGAGGACGCTGCATGGTACTGTTGGCATGCCAGCCGCAACCAGGCGATGGTGGAGGAGGTGTGGGAAAGGCACGGGGCGTTCGTCCACCAGCAGATCATCTGGGCCAAGGATCGACCCATCCTGACCCGGTCCTGGTACTTGTGGCGGCACGAGCCGTGTTTCTTCGGCTGGATGCGGGGGAAGAAGCCGCCTCGCGTGGCCAAGGACTACCCGCACACCGTGTGGGACTTGCCTACCGTGAAGTGCGGGGAGCACACGGACCACCCGACATCAAAACCAGTCGAGGTGTTCGCCATTCCCATGCGCCAGCACACGCGACTGGGCGATGTCTGCTACGAGCCGTTTTCGGGTAGTGGAAGCCAGTACATGGCTGGCGAGCAGTTGGGGAGGATAGTCTATGGGCTTGAACTGGAGCCGCGGTATTGCGATGTGGCGGTAATGCGCTGGGAGCAACTCACGAGTCAGAAGGCTCAACGGGTGGCGGTAGAGGCGGCCCCCGTTGGCGCAGGGGCGCAAGAGGCGAGCAATGTGGCACAATGACCCAACAAAAAGAAGGGGCGGCGCTGTGGCCGCCCCCGATAGGCGCTTGGTGCTGGCGTTGCTATTGCGCGAGCGCAAACCTGCCGGCCCCAACCTTGCAAAAGCGGCTGGCCGTGCCCTTGGTCGCGATTTCCCGGATGATGGCCGAGTACAACGTCGCCCCTGGGGTTTTGCCCTGGCCTTCCCACAGCTTCTTTTCGATTGCCTCTTGGGCGATCTGCTTGGCAGACATGCCCTTGCCGGCAGAATCGCCCTTCATGACCAGCAGGGCCGCCGCAATGAGGCTCTGCTTCTTGGGGGTCTTTTTGGCTGGCGCTGTGTGGCCCGCCGTCGGCACGGGGGCGCGCAGGCGGCCGGCGGTCATAATGCGGACAGAGCGCTTGGTAGCGAGGTTTACGGCGTCCCAGCCACCATTCGGATTTTGGTGTGTGATGCGCACGTCGGCCAGTTTGTTGGTGACCTTGGCTCGGTAGACCGCGCCAACTTTGATGTCTTCCTTCTTCATCTTCTTGCCCTCCTTTTTTTTGCGGCCTCTAGTATGGGCCGTCATCACACACATGCCATGCAATGTGGGGGAAGGCAAGGGACTACACAGGCTTTATCCTTTTGGCATCTGACTGGGAAAGACCATGCTATTGCGCGCGCGTGGATGAGCGAGGACGGCAGGAATGGCGAACAGGACTGAAGCAGAGATAGCGGCAGCGAAAGCGGCGATCCTGGCTCACCTGGAGGACGGGCAAGGCGAGCGGAAGGCTTGTACGGCTGCGAACATTCCGTTCGGCACATACGAGTCATGGAAGCGAAAACAGCTTGAGTTCAAGGCAGCTGTCAATATGGCGAAGGAAGCACGCAATGCCTTCGTCGAAGACTCGCTATACGCCAAGGCCCTGAAGGGGAGTGAACACGCTTGTGAGATATGGCTCTACAATCGGGATCCGGAGCGCTGGCAGAACATCTCCAAGATCGAGGTTTGGCACAGCGGCAAGGTCGAGATCACGGGTCTTGGCGATTTGAAGACGCTGACGGATGAACAACTCGTAAAGTTGGCAGGGCAGTTGACTGTAATAGGGCAGGCATCGGATGACGACAGCGACACTGGCACCGGTACCGGTACTGACGCTCGATAATGTGTGCGGCGAGCTGGACCGCAGGCGCGTGGGCCGCGAGCTTGCGCGTCGGCATTTCCTGTGCGAGGGTCCGCGTGGCGAGGCGCTCGGGTTCCTGGGCCACTTCCCGCCGCCCACGGACGCCGGGTTCCGCGTCGGCCTGCATACGCGGGCGATAGCAGCAGAACTCGAGCGAGCGACGCTGGCGGTAGAGGCTGGCAAGAGCTACTGTGTGGCGATCTCAACGGTGCACAGACACGGTAAATCCACTCTGGTCAGCCGGCGGTATCCGTGCTGGCATCTTGGGCGCAACTCGGAACACGAGGTTATCATGGTCTCGTATGCGTCGGGCCTGATTCACGAGCATAGCCGGGTGGCTCGGGCTTGTGTCGATACGGAGGAATACTACAAGACGTTCGGCCTGCGGCTCTCGAAGCAGAGTCACAGCGTCGGGACATGGGAGCTCGAAGGCCACATGGGCAAGGTCAATGCGGTGGGCCTCGAGGCGGGAGTTACAGGGAAGGGCGCACAGATCATTGTGATCGACGATCCACATGCCGGTTGGGCTGCGGCGCAGTCGGTGACGGAGCGGGAGCATGTCTGGGCAACTTTGATGGGCGACGTGTTTTCTCGGCGTGCTCCCGCGTATGCCATCATCCTGATTATGACGCGCTGGCACCCGGATGATGTATGGGGGCGGCTCGAGAAGGCTATGGATGAGGATCCGGCATTCCCGCGGTTCAAGTTTATCGAGTTCCCGGCGCAGCGTGATGACTATCCCGGCAAGCGGCACTTCCTCTTTTCTGAGCGGTACACATCCGAGTGGTACAAGAGTATGCGGGCATCGCTCGGCAAGACGCGCGCGGCGGCGCTCATGGACTGCAAGCCGCTGCCGCCAGGCGGTAACCGGTTCGACATCAACAGGTTCCAGTATGTGAACTCGCACCGGGTTCCGGAGCACGTGCAGGCGGCGAAGCGGGTGCGCTACTGGGATCTGGCCTCCAGCGAGAAGGAGCGGTCAAGCGTGGACCCGGATTATACGGCGGGTGCGTTGGTTGCAGTGGTCGAGAATGGCAAGGGCACGCCGCCGCAGTTGTGGATTCTGGATATGGTGAGGGTGCAGCAGGAGGCGCCGAGCCGGGATAAGACGATTGTTGAAACTGCCGCCCGCGACGGCGCGCGCACGACTGTGATATTCGAGACGGTCGCCGGCTATAAGGACACGGCAACCCGTATCGCGCGGCAGCTGGCGGGCTTCAACACGGTGAAGCGCGATGCCAAGCAGGTGTCGAAGGATGTCCGGTCTCAGGAGCTTGAGCCGGTTATAGATGCCGGGAACCTGTGCATTGTTCAGGGGCCGTGGAACGAGGCCTTCGTCCAGGAGATGGCGGAGATCCCGAAGGGGGCCCACGATGACCAGCACGACGCGGTGACCGGGGCGTTCAAATATCTTTACGATCCGAACGACTGGCTCGTGGTATAATTCATGTGAGGAAGCATCAGGGAGATGCGACATGACGTTCAAGGCGCGGATACAGCGGGCGGTGCAGGGATTCATTGGTGGCGGTAGTGTGGTGGCTGTTGCCGATTCTCCGCCTGCGTCCAACGTGCTCAATGAATTCCCATCGCGCCCTACATTCACGTCACCGGCACTCGGGCTCGAGCGCCAGAGCCTCGATCAGCTTTTTGAGATTATCCGTACGAACCAAGGTGTCGGCGGTATCCGACAAATCCAGTCCGATGGCGATGCCCGCAAGAACTTCTTCCGCTGGCAGTATGCTGGTGCTATGGCGATTGCAGAGGCTATGATGGTCGCCGATTGGGAGATACAGGTGCGCGACCGCGAAGGCAAGTGGGCGACAGAAAGCCCTCACCCGCTTGAGACCCTGCTCAAAGATGCTAACCCCTTTATGACTGGGCCCGAGCTTTTCCTCTGGACGTTCTGTGAGGTTGTCCTGATTGGCAAGAGCTGGTGGGCGATTGCGAAGAATGGGCTCAATGAACCTGCTGAGCTATGGCCGCTTATCGGTACGGTCACCCCGATCCGCGATCCGGTGACGCTGATCAAGGGGTGGCGGCAGGAGGCCTGGGTGGATGGCCGACATCACGTGCGCACCTACAAGCCCGAGGAGATTGTTTATCTCCGCATCCCGAGGCCAGGCGACCTGGTGGGTGGATTCGGCCCAGCGCAGGCAGCGGGCGCCGCGATCAGCCTGGATACGCAGATCGTGGAGTCGGAGTGGGCGGCATTCAAGCAAGGGGTATTTCCGACGGCCGTATTGATGCTCACGGAGCAGGATGCGGAGAAGCGGCAGCGGGCGGTCGAAGAGTTCGACGCGAAGTACGGCGGCGTGGAGGCGACGGGCAAGTCGATCGGTCTCAATGCCGATCGCGTCAAGCTGGAGTTTCCTGCCCGTCGCCCGCTGGACATGGGGTATCACCGGAGCGAGGAGACACGCCGCGATGAGATACTGGCGACGCTCCGCACGCCGGCGGCGATCCTGGGTCTCTCGAAGGATGTGAACCGGGCGAGTGCGGCGGGCATGGAGTATATCTTCGCGAAGTGGCGCATGGCGCCTCTGTTCAAATTATTGCAGGCGCGGATCAACCAGGACTTGGCGCAGCCGTTCTGGGGCCTGGATACGCGGTTGACGTTCACAGTGCCGATTCCAGAGGACGAGGAAGCAAAGACAAAAGGGCTCGACGTGCACATGAGGCATGGGATCAAGACGATCAACGAGGCTCGCGCAGACTTGGGGCTTGGCCCGGTGCCTTGGGGCGATCGGCCTTATCTGCCCAGTGGATACCTGCCGATAGGTTCAAGTCCGGTGGGGCAGGCGCTTTCTTCGACCGGCAGCATGACGGGCGCCGTAGCCACAGCAACTTTGGACGCATCCCCCACAGATCAAGCGGCTGCGGCGCCCCCTACCCCGAAAGGCCGATCCCGGAAGGCGCGGGCGATCATCGCGTGGAAACATGCTGAGGACCGTATCCC